ATCGCCCCCTGCGTTCGCTGGATGGAGTCACCAAACTGCCCCATCAGGCGGCGGGCGTTTTCGGCAGGCTGGGTCAGCCTGTCAACGGCGCTGAAAGCGACCCGGATATCAAGAGTCTTCATTGTCTGCATTCCCGCTGCGAAGTGCCGCCCGCTCACGCCAGCTAACCACTTCGCCGGGCGTCATCATGAAGATTTCGGCGGGCGACCAGTTAAAAATAACGGCAATATCTGCCACAAAGTCTTCTATGTGCTCAAAGCACACAACCGTGATCAGGCTTCCGTCGCCTGTTCGTTCTTCCCGCCAGAGTCCGCACCGCTCAAAAAATTTACGGCAACCACACATAACTGAATAAAGTCACGGGATGCCATTTTTTTGATCGTCACTTCATCCAGTCGCGGTGATGTCACTCGTGACAGCAGCGTAAACATGGATTCCGCTTTCAGATTCAGCACATCAGACAGCGACAAATCTCGCAGAGATCCAGCCTGCTCAATAGCCCCGGTGATCTCCACATACGTGATTTTTTCGCCGCCTCGCTCAATTGGTTGGGTAAGTTTTACGCCACGCTCACTGGTTTCTTTCACAGTGTCAGTAACTACCGTGTTTTCGGTATCGATGTTTTTCGTCTCTTTCATCAGGAAACTCCTTTCAGTCAGAGGCGACGCACTGCGCCGCCTGCATATTACTTATCAGCCAAGCCCGAGCGCGGAACGGATGCGATCGGGCACAATGTCCTTGCCGTCCTTCCGGTAAATGAAGTTCAGCAGGTCAATCTCCCACAACGGGCGATCGTTAACACTCAGCTTGTAGTAGGTGTTTTTAATGGCGTAAGTGTGTGATGTGGCTTCGCCCTGTTTGGCTTCCCCCATATCAATTTCCGTCACGCGTCCGCGCATTTCGACTTCATACAGGTCGCTTTCTGCATCGGTGTAGTATTCACCCGCAAAACGCAGCAGCGTGCCGTCAATCGTGCCGCCATACTTAAGGAACAGCTCACGAACTGCGCCCCCCATGACAAAGCTCGCATCAAGCGCGGAGTCGTCCAGACCGAGATCAATACTTACCGCACCCATCATGCCACCACCCCGGTAGCTGTCGGTTTTGCGCGTCAGTTTAGGCAGGGTGACGGACGTCACCTTACCCACTTCGTTTTCACCATCCACAAACAGCGTAAAAAAGCGAAGATGTTTTGGTACAGCCATCAGGCACCTCCCAGCACCGCAAATGCGGGACCAAAGAATTCATCAGTAAACGACTGGTAAAGCTCCATGTCTTCCAGCGGAGGAACGGGCGTATATTTGTAGCGAATACGCACACGCCCCTGACGTAAATTCGTGGTGCTGTTATCCACCACGTCATACCAGCACGACGCCCCAATCAGTTTCCCGGCAGTCACCAGTGAATCCAGTTTTGCCCTGATGGCACTGATAACATCCTTCACGTTCGCAGGCGTCAGTGGACTATCGATGGTTTCAAACTGCGCTTCCGCAATTGAATCAGCCAGCACCTGTGCGGTTCGGGTATACACCTCAAAGATGTAGGCGTTCGTTTCCGGTGTGCGGTTGCCCCAGAAGCGGAACCCGTTGCGACGAATAATGGTCGTGATTTCTTTGTTGTTGAGGCTGTTGGCATCACTGTCTTCGGCCTGCAACGACCAGAACACATGCCTGGACATCCCCAGCACATTTTTAACCGGAACGTTGGACAGTGATTTGTGCCATCCCTGCTCATGGTCAATGTACGCACGAAGGCCGCACGCATAGGCAGGCGCGGGGAACGTTTCGTTTTTGCCACTTTTCGGGTTGTAGGCGATGAAGTCTGGCCATAAGAGCATCACCTCACGTTCGTTGAATTTCTGGCGGTAGGTAATCGCCTCAGCCATCGTGTTACAGCCGTGACATGAGGCATACACAAACGCGCGCAGTTTACCCGCAATCACGCACAGGGATTTTGTTACCGCCTCCGTGTCCAGCTCCGGCGCGGCCAGAATACGCGGACGGTATCCGATGCTTTCATCCTGCTCTGCAACAAGCAGCGCATACATCCCCGTATAGCTGCCGTCAGATTCAGAACCACCGATAACCAGTTGATCCTGCGTTTTTCCGTCTTCTTCTTTGTGTTCAGCCACGCGAACGACGATCACCTTTGTGCTCACCTGGTCTGCGATGGCCTTAAGCGCACGATAAAGCGTCCCCGTTGTCCCGCATTTTCCCAGCACGTCATTGACGCGGGTCAGCAGTGTGGGCTTGTTCAGCGGGAACAGCTTCGCGTCCGCATCATCCGCCGTTGCCACGATACCGATAACGCTGGAATCAACATCGTTAATCGCTGTTACCAGGTCGGTACTTTCCGTAACACGGGCACCATGAAAACGAGTTTCACTCATAGCTTCAGCCCCTTGTATCCGTTAAATGATTCGGCAACAATCATCACCCACCACGCGCGTAATCTCACCCCTGCGCCGTTCTCCCGCCACGGCGACAACAAAAAGCAGTAACCCCCTCCGCACGCACATGCGACCATGCCGCACAGGGAGGGAGCAGATGACCGACACCACCATGCAATTGCTCAGTCAGGGCACAGACCCCGTAAAAATGCCGGATTTTGATATTCTCGCGGAGGGTAAAACGCTGTCAGGCGTGGCAGAGCGCCTGATGAGCCTGTCACTGACCGACAACCGGGGATTTGAGGCGGACCAGCTCACCATCACGCTGGATGATGCGGATGGTCAGTTGCAGCTACCGCCACGGGGCGCGCGCCTGACGGTTCTCATTGGCTGGAAGGGAGAACCGCTGACAGAAAAAGGCACTTACATTGTTGATGAAATTGCTCATGAAGGACCGCCCGACAGGCTGACTGTTTCAGCCAGAAGCGCAGATTTTCGGGATGAATTTAACGTTAAACGTGAGGTGTCATGGCATGATGTGACCGTTGAGCGTGTGGTATCCGCCATCGCTCATCGGTACGGCCTGAAACCGCAAATCAGCGAAATGCTGATGGATATCGAAATCGACCACGCCGACCAGACTGAAGAAAGCGACATGTCCTTCCTTACGCGCATGGCGGAAATGCTGGGCGCAATCACTACGGTAAAAAGCGGTAATCTGTTATTCATCATGCCAGGCGGTGGCGTGAACGCACAGGGCCAGCCGTTGCCCTCGTTCGCCATCACGCGCAGCAGTGGCGATCGCCATCAGTTCCGCATTGCTGACCGCGAAGCGTATACGGGGGTACGCGCTTACTGGCTTGATCTTAATTACGGGAAAAAGAAAAAAGTCAGCGTGAAACGCCGCAAACCGCCCAAGCCCAAAAAGGAGAAAAGCAGCAGCCGTGAAGGTGATTATATGGAAGGTGCGGAAGGCAATGTTTTTGTGTTACGCAAGACTTATCAGAACGAGCAGGCAGCAAGACGCGCAGCGGCGGCAAAGTGGCAGCAGCTACAACGCGGAGCCGCATCATTCTCCATCACGCTGGCGCGTGGACGTGCAGAACTCTACCCTGAAATGCATGGCACGGTGACAGGCTTCAAAAGTGACATCGACAATCAGGACTGGATTATTGCAAAAGCCGAGCACACCATTGATAACAGCGGCTTTACCACGCAGCTTGAGCTTGAAGCAAAAATCCCGGAATGGATAGCAGAAACAGAGTGAGCAACTTAGATGTATTAGTTCAGGCATGTACTGACACGATTATGACACAACCCTATCAGACTGACCGCTCTGCGCCAGAATGCCCTACATTCATTATTGTAAAAGCAGTTCCCCCTGTTCAGAGGGACAATCAACATATAGGTATCACCAATGTAAAATTTTGCTGTTTTTAAGATACTTTTAGTATAATTATGCATGGAATAACAATTGAGGTCTTTTGATAATGTTGATTGATTTGATTCGCGATAGTGTAGCCCTTAGATATGATGATAATATTGAATTATATAATGAAAGTGATGGCTCGACTTTGAATAAAAAAATAATACAAAGTTTCATAGACAAAGAATACAAAGATGAATCATCTGTAACTCAATATTATTTGAATTTTGATGATTCAGGATTTTCTCCATCGCTCACAATGAGTATAGTTAATCGCCCAGTAGCGAATAACATGATGGAGTTAGTTAAGATAGTTAATGACACATCAATTAAATTCAATAAAACAAATGTAACGTTTCAGATAATAGACAAGAAGCCAATAATTGTTATAACTACATCCTTTTTCTTCTTTGATGACATTGAAAGCCTTCTATTCAAAGATTATTTTGGTTATTCAGAATACGATGGGAAAAATGATGATTCAAAGAAAGCATCAATCAAACTGTCCTCTATTTTGGGAAGCATGATAATTGCTCTCCTGGAAGCCAGTATGTTTATAGATGAAAGCTCTATAAAGATGATAAATAAACAAACCGCGGAGGAGAAGGGGCATGTCAAAAACTAATGACTCAATTCCCACAATCCTGAAGGCTAATCACGATGTCCGTAGATTAGCATACGGTTTTCTGGCTTCAATTATTGCTAGCATTATACTCACCCTGCCTTTTTCTGAGCGGGTGAAAGATATAATAGGAATAGAAAACTATAGTAAGTTAACTGTATTTATATCATTATTCCTTCCTCTTATAGTTAATTGGTGTTACAACAAAATTGTCAGTAACAAATATAAAAAACTTGAGGAGATAGCACAAGAAAAAATAAAAGCTGAGTTTACATTGGATGATATAGAAAATTTATCACCAACCGATAAAGAATTAGTAAAACAAAGCCTTGACAGGAAAAGGCAGTATCTAGAAACTCTAAAAACAATCAAAAAAAACCAAGAGAGTATTTAGTTTTTCTAATACCACGGTGAGTGACTAATATTCAAAATAATTAAATATAATTAGTTACTCACCTAGGTATTTTTATCCCATCCAGTTTATATCTTGCCTATGGTTATATATTCATCTTTTATAATAGCTAACTGCATGTCATGACAGCAAGCGCAACTATTTTAATTATTAGTATAAATTTATATTAATAACTTTATACAAGTTGAGATTCTTACGAGATCGAGTTATGGGTACAGAAGAACTTTCAATCAAAGAGACAGTCAGCTAGAATCTGTACTAGTGCAACTAAAAATAACGGAAGCGTCACGTTAAATGGAGGGGGTATCTATGTTCCGTTGTCCGCTTTGTGGCGCATCTGCCCGTATCCGCACCAGTCGTCCGGAAAATGATTCAAACACCGTGCGGCAAAAGTATTACCAGTGTAACAACCTGGAATGCGGCGTATGCTTCTCAACACTGGAAGCTTTCCATAAATTCACATCGAAACACGCCTCCGGCGTTCACTCTTCAGAAGGTATCCCGTGGCATGATCTGCCAGCTTCACACAGGGGAAACAATCAGATGAGTTTACCTTTATCTCAGAATTAACAGGCAGAATTGCCGGAGTAACAAAAAAGCGATAGATTACGTGCGGGTGCCTTTCGGCTGATGGTCGGAGGGAATACCCGAAGGCCAGATGTGGAAAGGCCCCGGAAAACATTTTTGTTTAACCGAGGCCCTAACATATCTACCTTAAGCAAGTGATAGGTTAGCGCCTCTCCAACAAAGGAGC